TATAATCTCAGCTCCTGCCTCTGCAATTGCACATGCAGCAGGCAAGCTCAAGGACGTTCCAACTATTGGACCGTACGCTCGTGCAACAGAGATGGTAGCTACTGGTATTGGAGACCTAGCTACTCATTGGGGATACTCCAGACCGCCCATCGTCACTGACATCGTTCAACAGAAACCCACTCCCACAGGGAATATGGCGAACACCGATGCAGCTGATGCGGTTATGAAGTTATCTTTAGATTCCAAGCAAGAGTTGACTATCGATTCTCGGACAGTTGGATTGGATGGAGAGGACCAGATGGACATCGCGCGTTTCGTACAGCGCGAGTCCTTCCTGGATCGCTTCACCATGACCCCTAGTCAGACACCCGATACTTTACTTTGGAATTCTAGAGTTACACCCAACCTCTATGGAACATATCTTGATGAGATACATCCCACTCCCATGGCTTACATGGCTCAGGTTTTTAACAAGTGGCAGGGTACTATCAAGTATCGTTTTCAAGTTGTAAAGTCGAACTTTCACAAAGGTAAGATTTTAATTCGCTGGGATCCCAGAGCAAACCCAGCGGATATACAATATAACACCGTCTACAGTCGCGTGATAGATCTCGCAGAATGCGATGATTTTGAGATTACTGTAGGATGGGGACAAGCATCTCCTTTTCTATCTTGTGGAACAATGAACACTTCTGATGTCTTATTCGATACCGCTCGTCTGTTGAATGACACGAGTGGCCAGTATAATGGCGTTTTAGAAGTGGCCATTGTTAATAGTCTTGTTTCACCATCTGTTGATAGTCCTATCCAATTCAACGTTTATGTCAGCGCTTGCGAAGACATGAAGTTTGGAGAGGTGGCTAACAGCAAGATGAAGAAGTATGGATTATGGCCCACACCTGTTGTACCCGGTAACTATGTCCCCCAATCTGGGGTTGTAGATTCTGCGGCTATTGCAGGTACTAGCGAAGGGGACACTGATGTCCCCACTAACCCTGAACCGATTGCAGCTATTGCTCCCACGGGTGCTGTATCGGATCAAACCTTGAATGTTTTCTTTGGCGAATCGCCGAAGTCCATTCGTGAACTCTTACGCAGATACGTTCTGCATAGAGTTGACGTGAGGACTTCTTCTACGAATTTCGCAGCGAAGCAATTGAGGATTAATGACAAAGGCCTGGGATTATGGCCTGGATGGGATCCTAATGGGGTCGACTCTGAAGCAGGGTCGCCCTGTACTATCACCATCCCAACATTTGCCCAGTGGTTTAGTCCATGTTACTCCGGATGGCGAGGGAGTACTAGGACGAAGTATTTGTTTGGTGGGAACACAGATACTAAGCCAGTGGTGTCAAGGGCAGGATACTCGAATAGTCAACGCTATACCGAGCTCCTGTCTGACATCGCAGACCCAGCGGATGCCACCAAGAGGCTAACCTACGCTACCAGTCCTTTTACGTCTGGAGGTGCCGCTACCACTAACAGAGGAATTAATGATACTATTGAAGTTGAAGTTCCTTACTACAATGGGGTCCGTTTTTCACCAGCTCGTTTACCGTCTGGTGATTTTGTGAACGGATGCCATTCCTCGTTCGTCGAGACGATGCTATACAAGCCCACAGGTTCTACAGAACTCCTGGATAGGGCTGGCGTCATCAGATCTTGGAAGTCTGTAGGTGAAGATTTTACATTATTCTTCTTCACCGGTTGCCCGATCGTTTACCAAAACGAGATTGCAATTTCTTTATAAAGGGGCGCCTTTTATTTATACGTAACTAACCCTGTCCATGGGTTTAATAATTTTGGACATTTAGTCAACCGTGTGCCCGGTTGAGCGGATTTTATATTCGTTGTCAGGGGGAAACCCTGCAAGTACTAGACATTATGTCATCAGTTTTACTTGCAGGGGGCCCCCCCTGCAGGATTTTTATGATGGCGCAATTTCTTATACTTGCACTGACACATGTTTTAGATGGTTCTAGGAGTGATAACTGACACTCCTAGTAAGCAACCATCTGTTCTATTTGTTGGTCACTTACGC